CGAGCAGGGCCGGTTCGTCAAGGCTGCCGAAACAGGCCAGCCGCCAGGACAATCAGGCCAGCCAGGGCAACAACAGCCAGGGCAGCCCCAGGCGGGGCAGCAGCCAGCAGCTCCAAGATTGCCGGAGACGGCACCATATCGGGATCCTCCTCCTCGTATGGCCGAGCACGCCAGGGCCGAGTGGGCCGCGGCGCCAGAGAGTATCCGCGGTGAGGTGCACCGCATGGTGCAGGAGACCGACGGCCTGCACCGCCGCTACCGCGGCGACCATGAGACCATGAACAGCATCCGCCATTTCCATGAGATGGCGACACAGCACGGCACCACGCTCGATCGGGCGCTGGAAAACTACACCGGCATGGAGCGGAAGCTCCGCACCGACGTGTTGGGTGGGCTCGATATCATCGTCAATAATCTGGACCTGAAATCGGCCGACGGCCAGAAGCTGACATTCCGCGACCTCTGCTACCACTACCTGAACCAGAGCCCGGAGCAGCAGCGGCTCATCCAGCATTCCAATGCGCAGAACGCGCAGTCGCACCAGATCGGCGCCCTGCACCAGACCGTGCAGACCCTTGCGCAATCAATCCAACAGCTGCATCATGAAAAGCAATTCACTCAGACCAGGTCGTCGGTCGACGCATTTGCTGACCTACACCCGAGGTTTGATGAACTAGGGGAATTGATCGAGCAGGAGCTCAAGTTCGGCTTCGATCTCGAAACGGCATATCGCCGGGCCGAGATGCTTCGACCAGGATCCCCGACCCACGCGGCTCAGACCCGCAACCCATCGGCTCAGACCCGACCAGACAAATCGCTGCGCGGCGTGCCCGACACACCCTCAAACGGTGACGGCCGCACGAACAGCAAACCAGTTGGTCGACGCGAGGCCATTCAGCACGCCATGCGGCGGGTGAATGCCGGCGTTTAATCTGAACCCGTGTGGAGGGGCCTATGCCCAATATCACCAGCAACTCTGCCTACCAGCAGATTTTGTCGATGGCGCTCGAGGAGCGTCAATCCGGTTATCAAGATCTCGTAAGCAACAACAATGCGCTGCTCGCCCTGATGAAGCGCAAAGGTTTGTGGCAGGCGTTCTCCGGTCCGCGCATTCGCCAGACGCTGCAAGTCGCCAAGCAAGTTGCGCAGTGGTACTCGGGCTACGATCCGCTGCTCAACCCAGCGATCGATCTTTTTAATGACGCGTATTTCGATCCCAAAATGGTTGTCGTCCCGATCATCCTGTCGATGCAGGAGATACTAAACAACGAGGGCGAAAACCAACTGATGGACGTTTACGACAGCTACATCGCGGCCGCCGAGCGTGCGCTCGAGGACACGATGGATGCAGCAATTTTCAGTGACGGCTCGGCCAACGGCGGCAAGCAAATCACTGGTCTCGCTGCGGCGCTGCCGATCGTTACCAACAGCGGCATCTACGGCGGCATCGATCGTGCGACCGCCGTCATCTGGCAGACTAAGGCCTACGACGCCCAGAGCATGGCGCCGGCACTCGGCACCCAAGTCAACGCCACCACAGTGCGGCCGATGCTCTCTTACGTCATGGGCAAGCAGTCGCGTGGCAAAGATCACGCCGGCCTGCTGATCATGTCGCCTGAACACTACGCCGCCTACGACGCGGCGACCGTCGCCATTCAGCGACAAACCAACGACACGTCAGTCGGCAAGCTCGGCTTCACGTCACTCGAATATATCGGTGGCGGTGTGCGGGCCGAAATTGTGATGGACGGCGGCATCGGCTCCAACATGCCGGCGAACACTACGTTCGGCATCGACGTCGACAGCCTGCGTATGCGTTACCACCCGTCAAGAAACTTTGACAAAGTTTTCGAAGGCGACGGGATGATGCCCATAGACAAGGACGCCGTAGCTCAATTTATCGGCTTCATGGGCGAGCTCACAATGGTGAACCCGCAATACAACTGGCGCTTCTACGACAGCAACCCGGCGGCTTAATCGTCGCTGGTAACAATCGGACGCTGCGTCCCTGCAAGAGCGCAGCCTCCGGTGCCGGGGGTCGTCCGGCCTGGGCCTCCTAAAGGTACGGCCGACCCCCGATCGTTTCAATGGAGAGAGGACCGATGCCCGATCCGGATGTTGGAGTAGTCGCAGTGTTTCGTCATCACCCGATGCCGAACCCGACCAAGTCAAAGCTAGAAGGCCGACCAATTTTTGATGACCTCGAGGTGTGCGACTTGCGTTACGCCGGCTCGCGCAACATGAGCACGTTTCCGGCGCTAGCGTTTTCGCACTGGACCACTGACCCGCAGACTGGCGAGCAAGTCTCGGTCACCTACGCCGAGCGGTTCCGGCGCCAGTATGGACAATTCAAGACCATGGCCGACCAGACCAAGGCCGGCACGCCACTCGGCTACGTGGCGTTCCTCACCGAGGCCCGCCGGGCCGAGCTGCGGGCCCTCAACATTTACACGATCGAGGCGCTGGCGGCAGTCGACGGCCAGGAGCTGAAGAACCTCGGCATGAGCGGCCGCGACCTCAAGAACAAGGCCATTGAGTTCATCGACAACAGCCGCAAGGCGGCGCCCGACCTGGTGCTGCGCGACGAGCTCGAGCAGCTCAAGGCCCGCAATACCGTGCTCGAGACCGACGTCAAAATCCTGCGCGAGAAAAGCGAAGCGCAAGTGAACGGCGCCGAGGCCAGTGGTGAGTTTGATCACATGAGCCTCGAGCAGCTGCGCGAATATGTGACGTCAGTGACCGGACACGCGCCGCACGGTTCGCTGAACCGCAAGACCCTGTTGCGAATGGCGGCTGAGGTGCAACCGAAGGCGGCCTGATGACTATCCTGACGGTGGTGCAAGATGTCTGCGCGAATGTCGGGGTGGTCTATCCGGCTAGCGTGTTTGCGGGCATTGCTAACAACCGCACCATGCAGGAGATGCTGTCGCTGGCCAATGAGATGGCGCACGCCATCGGCGCCGACTTGCGTGAATGGACCAGGTTGAAGGCCACCGCGGTTTTTACCGGTGACGGTGTGGTGACGTCACCGCCGCCATACGGCGATGGCGTGGTGCACGGCACCAGTAGGTTTAATTGGCCGGCCGGTTTCCGGCGCCTGCTCACCAACAGCAATATGTACCGCACCGACATGGCGTTGACGCCGATGCGGTACGTTGCTGACGCCGACGAGTGGCTGGTGCGGCGCGCCAACAACAACTACGACAGCCGCGGCGAGTGGTGCAATCTCGGGCATTAGGTTGAAATCTGGTCAATCTTGCCGGTCGGCACCTCGGCGCAGATTGTCTACCTCAGCAAGAACGTTGTGGCGCTGGCCAGCGGCGGCTACGGCGACCGCTTCATTGCCGACAACGATAGCTTCGTGCTCGACGAGCGGCTGCTCAAGCTCGGCATGCAGTGGCGGTGGCGCTCCAACAAGGGGGCGCCCTACGCCGAGGACATGGGGAGCTACAGCGACGCCCTCGCCATGGCGATGGGCTCCGACAAGCCGGCGCCGATTATCATTGACCGTAAGGCCGTGTCCGGCACCACCGCCTACCCGTGGATGGTGCCGACATGAGCAACCATGTGGCATTCCGCCGGCAGCCGGTGCAGCCGCAGATGGCGCTGCAGCACCAGGCCATCACCATGCCGGCGCCGAACCGCGGCATTATCGAAAGCGAAAACATCGCTTTCATGCAGCCTGGCGCGGCGATGATTTGCGACAACTGGGTGCCGACGATGCGCGGTGTGCGCCTGCGGGGCGGCTGCCTCGAGTGGTGCACACTGCCGGAGACGACGCCAATCATATCCGGCTTTGAATATGTCAGCGGCAGCAATCACCGCATGTATGCCGCCAACGCCAACAAGCTGTACGACGTCACGGCGCCGTCGCCGGCACTGGTCGCCTCCGGCCAGTCGTCCGGCAACTACAGTACCGCGCAGATGGCCAATGCGGCCGGCGACTATTTGATTGCGGTCAACGAGGCCGGCGACTTCCCGTGGCGGTTCGACGGCACCACCTGGGTGCGGCTCAACGCCGACCAAATCGGTACCGACCCGGTCAAGTATCCCGGCGCCAAGGTCGAGCACGGGCACAACCTGGTCTACGTCTGGAAGTACCGCAATCGGCTGTTCTTCATTGAGCAGAGCTCGATGAATGCTTGGTATCTCGGGCTCAACTCGATCGGCGGCAAGCTCGAGATGATCCCGCTGTCGGGCGCCGCCACCCGTGGCGGCCGTCTGGTGTTTGGCTGCAGTTGGTCGATTGATGCTGGCGACGGAATTGACGACAAGTGCTGCTTTTTTACCGACCTCGGAGAGGTCATAATTTTCACTGGTGGCAACCCGGCCGACCCGGCCAACTGGCGGCAAGAGGGTCGCTACCAAATTGGCCAGCCGCTCGGCATCAACGCGCATATTGCGATCGGCGGCGACGTGCTGATTGCCACCACCGACGGCATTGTGCCGCTGTCGAAGGCCATCACCAAGGACGCGATCGAGCTGCAGCTCGCCGCCGTCACCATGCCGATCAACAATATGTGGCGCCAGGAGGTGGCCGCCAAACGTGGCCTGCCTTGGACCATGACCAAGTGGGACGACTACGGCGCCATGTTTGTCACCTGGCCCGGCGGCCGGCCCGGCAACCGCTACTGCGCAGTAATGAATGTCGTAACCAATGCCTGGGCCCGCTTCACCGGCTGGGACGCAACGTGCTGGATGCATCTGCGGCAGGATATGTTTTTCGGCACGCAGGACGGCATCGTCATGCAGGCCGACCGCACCGGCATGGACAACGGCCTGCCCTATGTTGCCACCCTGGTCGGCGGCTGGGGCTTGTTCGGCAAGCAGGCGCAGAGCCAGACCTGGCTGCAGGCCCGGGCGATCTTTGCCGCGCGCGGTAGTGCCGGCTCGTTCATCCCGCAGATTACCTCCTGCGTCGACTACGTGATTGACCTACCGCCGCCACCCCTGGCCGGCGTCGACAACGACGTCATCGAGGTGTGGGACCAGGGCCAGTGGGACAGCGCGCGGTGGGACCAGCCGACGCCGGGCGCGGCGCCGATCCGCAATACCGGCTGGATCTCGGTTGGCCGGACCGGCTTCAGCCACGCCCCGGTAATCCAGGTGACGGTGGCCCAGCAGTCGCGGCCGGCTATCGAATTTATCGCCATGGATGCGCTGTTCTCGCGCATCGGCACGGATGTCTAGGAGCCATCGATGGCAGAAGCACCACCTCCCGCAACCGCGCCGGCACCTGGCAGCATCTTTGAAAACTATGATCCAACGGGTGCGCTGGGCGGCATGTTTGCGCCGGCGTTTATCAAGGGTTTTGCGCCGTCCGAGAAGGCCGTGGCGGCATGGCAGGCGGAATACCGGCCGGGCCAGGAGATTATCGAGCAGTCGCGCATGCCGAACCTGTACGTGCCGCCAGGCGACAATCCGCTGGTCGGCGTCGACGGCGTCTACAGTGCCGGCGTCCCGCAAAAGCAAAGCTACGGCGACCCCCGCGGCATGGTCGACCCGGCGGCGCTGCTGGCCGCCTCGCAGGGCGGCAAATACGACATCGAGGCCCGCCGCTCCTCGATCGCCGCCAGGCTCGCGGAGAACGCCAGGCTGCAGGCGCCGGCGGCGCTCGCACCACCGACGGGTGACGGCTCGGCAATGGCGACCATGTCGCCGGACGAGTACCGCCGCAGAATTATCGGTGATCATTCCGGCTACTGGGGAGAGGGCTAGTGCTGCGCTACGTCTACGGGCAAGACCAGGTGGTGGCGCAGTTTGTCGGCGAGCTCATTCCGCACGTCGGCGGCCGCGGCTTTGGTCCGGCCGCCAAGGCGATCGGCATCATTGACGAGGACGGCATTCTCATCGCCGGCCTGGTCTACGCAAACTATGACCCAGGCTCCGAGACCATTGAGCTCAGTGGCGCCGCGATCCACCCGCGCTGGCTAACGCGGGAGACGATTGCGCGGATGTATCAATATCCGTTTCTGCAATGCGGCTGCCAGATGATCTACCAAAAGACGCCGGCCGACAACGAGCGGCTGCTGCGGCAACTGGCGGAATACGATTACACCTTCATTAAGGTGCCACGCATGTTCGGCCGGGAACGTGATGGCGTGCTGTGCCTGCTGACGGTCGAGGACTGGCGCAATAACCGATTTAACAAACGCTTCAAGCATCACGTCATCGACGCGGTGCCACAAGAGGAGGCTGCCTGATGCCGCTATACAGCGCAGGAGGCCCGCAGATGGGTGGCAGCAATGTCGACGGCATTCGCGACGCCATCACCCAGGCCCTGATGAATGTGCAGAACCCGCAGCCACGCACGCAAGTGCCGCCCGGCATGGGTGGTGGCCTCGGTGCGCCGCAGATGAGTGGCGGCATTCCGCCGGCCGGCGGCCAGGGCATGCCGCCAGGCATGGACGCAACCGCACCACCGGCGCCACCGATGCCGCCAGGTGCACCGCCTGCGGTCGGCGGCCAGGTGCCGCCACCAATGCCGGGAGGGGCACCGCTGCCGCCAGGACCACCGCGCGGCAGTGCGCTCGGCCAGCAGATGCCGCAGCAGATCCCAGGAACGCAATTGCCGATGGGGCCAGGACAACTAGGACCGTATTGATATGGGCGGCAAATCCTCACCACCTCCGGCTCCGGATCCGCGGGCAACCGCGGCGGCCTCGACATCGACTAACGTCGCGACGTCGATCGCTAATTCATTTCTGAATAACACCAACCAAATCACGCCGGAGGGCAGCCTCCGATACGACGTCACCGGAAATTATAACTGGCACGACCCATACACCAACCTCGACGTCAGCATCCCGACGTTCACGGCGTCGCAAATCAGAAGCCCGCAGGCGCAGGCGATCGAGGACCAGAACCAGGCGGCCAAGTTCAACATGGCCGGCATGGCCAATACCCAGAGCGCACGCCTGGCATCGCACCTGGCCAACGACATCAATCTGAGTGGCGGGCCGGCAGCCGGCGACCCGAGCCAAATTACTGGCATCGACAAGGCGGCGACGACATTCGGCGACGCCGGCCGACAGCAAACGACATTCGGCGACGCCGGTGAGATTACTCGCGACTACGGCCCCGCAGATAATTACTCGGCCGATCGATCGCGGGTCGAAGAGGCACTCTACGGCCGGCTCAATCCGCAGCTGCAGCGCGAGCGTTCCAACGTCGAGCAGCGCCTGGCCGACCAGGGCATCAAGTATGGCTCGCCGGCCTACGCCGCGGCGATGGATGATTACAATCGCCAGGCCAATGACGCACGGCTCGGCGTCACACAAATCGGTGGCCAGGAGCAGCAGCGCCTCGACACCATGGCGGCGCAGCGGGCTGGTTTTCAGAATAGTGCGCAGCAACAGGCCTATGGCCAGGAGCAGGGCCGTGGTCAATTTGCCAACCAGGCGCAAGCCAATCAATTCACGCAAGAGGCGGCTCGCGGCGAGTTTGCTAATGCGGGTCTTGCACAGCAAGTCGCGCAAGGTCAGGCAGGATTTAATGCGCAGAATATGGCGCGTAATCAGTGGATGAATGAACAGTATGCAGCGCGCAACCAACCAATAAACGAAATCAGCTCGCTGCTTTCTGGTTCGCAAATTAACAATCCAAATTTTGTGAACACGCCGAATAATCAAATTCCGACGACCGACGTTGCAGGATTAATAAACAATCGCTTCAGTCAAGATATGGATATTTATAAACAAGAGAGCGCAAATCAAAATGCTCTCATGGGCGGAATTTTTGGCATGATGGGGGGAATGATGAAAATGTCCGACGAGCGTGTGAAGGACGTCGGACCAAAACTCGCAACAGTGTTTGCAGCTGGCGACGACGGCGAACGCAAAGAGCTGCCGATCTACGCTTACTCATACAAGGACGATCCCGAGCAGCGGCAGCACGTCGGGCCGATGGCGCAGGACGTCGAAAAAATTGACAAGCGCGCGGTGCGAAAAGATGAGCGTGGCGTCCGGCACATTCACACCGGCCGCGTCATGGGCAGCATACTGAAAGCAGCATGAGATGCCTGAGACCGAAACATATATTTTTGGTACGCCTGAGGTGCCGACCTATGAGGCGCTGCAGCGCCGGCGCTCGATCGCCGCGGCGCTCGCGGCACAAAAGAAGGGCTTCCCAAAAACTCTTGGCGAAGGACTGACCTACCTCGGCGAGAGCATCGGCGAGGCCGGGCTCAACTGGCGCCTCGAGCAGCAGGAGCGGGCCAACGCCGCGGCCAACCAGCGACTGCTCGGCGGGCCTGGTGGCAGTGCGCCACCCGTCACCGCCAGGCCGGCCGCCGTGCCGGCCGTGCCGAGCACCACCACCATGTCGCCGACGGCGCCGGCCCTGCCCGGCTCAGTGGCGCTGGCAGTGCCGAGCTCAAGCTTCGATCCCAACGTGCCGGTCGGACCCTA